AATTATGACAAGTACAATTAAAGTAGATAACATACAAAAAACATCAGATGGTTCTAACATTATAAAAAAATGTGGATCAACAATTACGATTGGTTCTTCAGGACAAACTGTTGCTGTTGCTTGTGGAGCAACTACATCAGGCATGGGAAGAACTGGTACAGTTGATTGGTGTACAACAGCTAAAACATCTCCGTTTACATCTGTCTCAGGTAAAGGTTATTTTGTTAATACAACATCAGGAGGTGTTACAGTAACCCTTCCTTCATCACCAAGTGCAGGAGATATTGTGGCAGTTTCAGATTATGCACAAACAGCAGCTTGTAATGCTATTACAATTTGTAGAAATAGCTCTAAATTTGAAGGAGGTTGTGCAAACAAAGTAATAACAACTAATGGAGATTCTATAACTATAGTTTATGTAGATAGCACAAAAGGATGGAAATTAGTAAACACAGCAGATCAAGATATTTTACAAGGACAATTTATTTCAGCTACAGGCGGAAACACTACACTTACTTGTGGTGATTTTAAAACACATATATTTACAGCAGATGGAAATTTTGTAGTAACAAGTGCAGGTTCATCTGCTGGATCAAATACTGTAGAATATTTAGTAGTAGCTGGTGGAGCAGGTGGTGGAGATGGATCAGGTTCAGGTGGTGGTGGAGCAGGAGGTTTTAGAACTACTTATCCAAGTCCAGCAACTGGAGGTTTATCAGTTTCAGCTCAAACATATGCAATTACAGTTGGAGCAGGAGGAGCATTTTCTTGTTCACCAACAGCAAGAGGTTCAGCAGGAGCAAATTCAGTTTTTAGTACAATTACTTCTGCAGGTGGTGGAGGAGGAGGTTCAGAAAATCCTTGTGTATCAAATGTAAGAAGTGGACAACCAGGCGGTTCAGGAGGTGGTGCTGAAGTTGCACCAGGAAGTGGAGGCACAGGTAATACTCCTCCAGTTAGTCCTCCTCAAGGTAATAATGGTGGAAATGGTGGTGCGAATTATTCAGGCGGTGGCGGAGGTGGAGCAGGTGCAGTAGGTCAAGCAGGTAAACCATCAGCACCAGGTGCTGGAGGAGATGGTTCACCAATAGCAACAACTTTTTTTGGACCTACATCAGGAAGTTATGGAACACCAGGACCAGCAGCAGGAAGATATTTTGCAGGTGGAGGTGGAGGAGGAACTCAACCACCAGCAGGTGATGGGTCTACTCAACCTGGCGGAGCAGGTGGTGGTGGAAATGGTGCTATTCATCCTAGTACAGCAGCAACAACAGGAACAGCTAATACAGGCGGTGGAGGCGGTGGAGGTATATCATCACCGACACAACCAAATGGATCAGGAGGGTCAGGGTTTGTAGCAATAAGATATAAATTTCAATAGGTAAATTATGAGTACAATTAAAGTAAATAAAATAGAAAAAAGATCAGGCAGCACACTAGAATTAGGTGGACCAGGAACAGCAGTAACTTTAGCTTGTGGTGCTACACAAACAGGATTTGGTAGAACAGGAACAGTTGACTGGTGTACGACTGCCAAGACTTCACCTTTTACTTCTTTAAGTGGTAAAGGTTATTTTGTTAATACGACTAGCGGTGCGGTTACTGTAACTTTACCTGCAAGTCCTAGTGCTGGAGATATTGTTTCAATAAAAGATTATGCAAGAACTTTTCAAACTAATAATGCTATAATTTGTAGAAATGGATCAAAAATGGATGGTTCATGTGCCAATACAACTTTTAACACACAAGGACTTTCCGCAACTTTAATTTACGTTGATGGAACTAAAGGATGGCAACTTATAAATGATGATGCCACAGCACAAGTAGGTGCTGCATTTATAGCTGCAACTGGTGGTACAGTTTTAACTAATGGTAATTTTAAAACTCATGTTTTTACAAGTAGTTCTAATTTTGTAGTATCTGCTGTTGGTAATCCAGCAGGATCAGACACAGTTGAATATATGGTTGTAGGTGGTGGTGGTAGTGGTGGATCAGGTGGTGTAGGTGGTTCAGGTGCAGGAGGAGCTGGAGGTGGTTTTAGATCATTTATTTGTGGAAGTCCAAATCCTTTGAATTCTTCAGCTTTACCAGTATCAGCTCAAACATACCCTATAACAGTAGGTGCAGGAGAAGCTACTCCAGGATCAGCTAGTGCAGTTGGAACTAAAGGAGCAGATTCAGTTTTTAGTACAATAACAAGTGCAGGTGGTGGAGCAGGAGGAGTAGGTAATCCTTTGCCAGGTACTTCTAATCAAGGACAACCAGGAGGTTCAGGAGGAGGTTCTAGAGGAACTGCTGGATTAGCAGGAGGAACAGGAAATACTCCTCCAGTATCACCACCGCAAGGTAATAATGGTGGTGCAAATCCAAGTGGTCCTGAAAAAGCATCAGGAGGTGGTGGTGGTGCAGGAGCAGTAGGATCAACAGGAGGTACACCACAATGTGGTGCAGGTAATGGAGGTGACGGAGGTGTAGGTAGTTTTATTGCTGATTCTGTTTTTGGTCCAACAGCTCCAAGTTATGGTCAATCACCAAGTCCTTTAGCACCAAACGGAAGATATTTTTCAGGAGGTGGAGCAGGTAATGGTTATAACGCACCAGCAAGTGGAGATGGTGGTGCAGGAGGAGGTGGAGCAACTTCTTCTTTAGGAACTGGAGGTGCAGGAACTGCAAACACAGGTGGTGGTGGAAGTGGTGGTAGTGGTGGACCAGGCAGACCAAACGATCCAGGTGGTAATGGAGGTTCAGGAATAGTAGTAATAAGATATAAATTTCAATAGTTGAAATAAATTAAAAATTAACATATAAGGAGAACATTATGGCACATTACGCAAAACTAGGAGCAAACAATAAAGTTATAGCAGTTCATGTTGTAGCTGATAAAGATTGTCAAAATGCTGATGGTGTTGAAGATGAAGAAGTAGGCAGACAGTTTTTGGAAAGAATCCATAGCTGGCCTCTTTGGAAAAAAACATCTTACAATACACAAGGCGGACAACACAAAAATGGCGGAACACCTTTAAGAGGTAATTACGCAGGAATAGGTATGACTTATGATGAAGATAACGATATTTTCATTGGTAAGAAACCTTATGCTAGTTGGACTTTAAATGTTGCAGAAGCAAGATGGCAGTCACCAGCAGGTGATGCTCCTGCTTTAACAGCAGAACAAACTTCACAAAACGAAGCTGGAACTCACAGATGGTCATACAACTGGAATGAGTCTGGTCAATCTTGGGATATAGAAAATAGCTTAGCTTAATTTATGCAGAAGGTGGTACTGTCGGAGATTAGTTTAATTCATGGTTCTGTTGATATGCCGAAAGGTTTTGAGATAGACAGAGAAAAAATTAAAAACGATATTTTAAATTCCTACATAGACAAAGTTACAATCAACAATAATCCAAAAGCATATTCTTTTAAAGATTATGAAGTTCCTTTTTCACAACCTATACAATGGTTAAAAGACTATTTAAGAGATCATATTAGAGTAGAACATGGATTTACTTTAGTTGAAAGATCATTACATGGAAGTGTGCTGCATCCTAAAGAACAATCATATTTAAGACATCAAATAGAACCTGTAGATTTAAGAAACTCACCTGATTACACATTAGTGTATGTTGTAGATTGTGAAGAAGATTCTTGTGAATTAATTATTGAATATGATGATAATAGAAGAAAAAATAGAACATGGCATTTACCTTTAAAAAATAATCATTTCTATATGTTTCCTGCTACACAAAAATATTTTATTACTGAAAATAAAGCTAACAAGTTAAATATTTTTTTAACTATAAATTATGAATATATCTAATTACTTTTGGTACTTTCAATCTGCAATACCACCAAGAATTTGCGATATGATTGTGCAATATGGTAAGGCAGAAAAGAATAGAGAGATTATGGCTATTACAGGTGGTTATGGTAGAGATAGAGATTTAAATAAACAACCTCTTAGCAAAGATGAAATTAAAGATTTACAAAAGAAAAGAGATTCAAATATTGTTTGGATGAACGATAGATGGATATATAAAGAAATTCAACCTTATGTGCATCAAGCAAATAAAAATGCAGGTTGGAACTTTGATTGGGATTTTTCAGAATCTTGTCAATTTACAATATATAAAAAAGGACAATACTATGACTGGCATTGTGATAGTTGGGATAAACCTTATGTAGAAGAAGGTCCAACAAAAGGCAAGATAAGGAAACTATCTGTAACAGTTAGTTTGACAGACCCAAAAGAATACAAAGGTGGAGAACTAGAGTTTGATTTCAGAAACTTAGACCCTGATAAAAAACCAAATATCAGAGCTTGTACTGAAATATTACCTAAAGGTTCTTTAGTAATATTTCCTAGCTTTGTATGGCATAGAGTTAAACCAGTAACCAAAGGAGTAAGGCATAGCTTAGTAATATGGAATCTTGGCTATCCTTTTAGATAATATGATACAAGGCGGAAGCAGTAAACCAAAAGGTCATGTAGATTTTAAGTCTGCATTTTATTTTCAAACACCAATATGGATTGCAGAAGCACCCATGTTTTTGAAGAACGCAACTAAAGTAACAGATAAATATATTAAGAAAGCAGAAAAACTTTTAAAAGATAAATTAAAGAATGAACCTAAATGGAAGAAAGATATAGGTACATTTGGTTTATCAAAACATAGTGAGAGCTTTTCAAACGATCCTAAAATAAAAGACCTAGTAGAATTTATAGGTCAAAGGTCTTATGAGTTTTTAGATTGGCAAGGATTTAATTTACAAAATCATAGCTTACACTTTACAGAATTTTGGGTACAAGAGTTTAGTGAAAAAGGTGGTGGTCATCATGATACTCATGTTCATTGGAATCAACATATATCAGGATTTTATTTTTTAAAATGTAGTGAGAAAACATCTTACCCAATATTTCATGACCCAAGACCAGGTGCAGAGATGACAAAACTATTTATGAAAGATCAATCAAAAATAACAATGGCAACAAATCAGGTTCATTACAAACCAAAGCCAGGAACAATGATTGTATTTCCAGGTTATGTTCCACATCAGTTTGCAGTAGATGCAGGAATAGAACCATTTAGATTTATACATTGGAATATTAAAGTTGTTGAAACAGCAATATCAAAAGAAAGGAGTAACAATAATGAGCTTCCAAAAAAATAAATATTGTGTCATCAAAGAAGCTGTACCAAAAGATATAGCTACATTTGTTTACAATTATTTTTTACTTAAAAGACAAGTTGCAAGAACTTTGTTTGATGAAAGATACATTTCTAACTTTACAGAAGAATGGGGTACTTGGGCTGATCAACAAGTTCCAAATACATATTCACATTATTCAGATATAGCTATGGAAACTTTATTGATGAGAACTTTACCTGTTATGGAAAAGAAAACAGGATTAAAATTAAATCCAACTTATTCTTATGCAAGGATTTATAAAACAGGAGATATACTACACAGACATAAAGATAGATTTAGTTGTGAAATATCTACAACATTAAATTTAGGTGGTGATCCTTGGGCTATTTATTTAGAACCTAAAAAGAATGTAGGTATTCCTGATGGTAAAAAAATTACAGTATCAAGCAATAACAAAGGAACTAGAGTCGTTTTAAAACCTGGTGATATGCTAGTCTATAGAGGTATGGAACTAGAACATTGGAGAGAGGAATTTCAAGGTAACGACTGCTGTCAAGTTTTTCTACACTATAACAACCAAAAATCTAAAAATGCAAATCAAAATCTTTATGATAGAAGAAAGCATTTAGGACTACCAGCTTGGTTTAAAAAGTGATAGAATACCGACTGGGGTAGGCAATACCACCTAACCACCTTGCCTATCCCTCTTAATTACTATGGCTAATATATATAAAAATGCAATGTTTGATCTTACAACGACAAACAAAACAACTGTTTACACTTGTCCTACAAATAGGACAGCTTTAATAAAATCTATACAGATTACAAACATACACTCAGGCGCTGTTGAAGTAGAAGCATTTACAACAGACGCATCTGATTCTGGTGCAGAACATGAAGTAGCTCACATATCATTAGGATCAAAAACAGTAGAAAATTTAGTTAAAGGCACAATGGTTTTAGAGTCAGGCGACACTTTAAAGTTAGAAGCTGCGTCTGCTAATAACATAGCTGGTATTGTTAGTTATTTAGAGATTTTTGATGAAAAAAGTCCTTAACAAAGATACTATATTAGTGTATTTATGGAGTTAGTTAGAATACCTATCAAAGAACTTGATAAAGTATGGGGTCTAGTAGAAAAAGATATTAGAAATGCCTTACACTATTCAAGTCAACTCACTGATTCAGAATTTGTTTTACAGACTGCCAAAGAAGGTAAATTTCAAATTTGGGTTTTGTGGGATAAGTCTAAACCAAGACCAGTAGAAAAATATTTTGGTGTTGTAGTTACAGAACTTATCAAAAGAAAGTTAGGTAAAGTTTGTCATATCTATATTATGACTGGCAGACAAAGACACAAGTGGCAATACTTAGTCAAAGACATTGAGAAGTTTGCAAAAGATGAAGAATGTCAAATGATGGAGTTGATTGCTAGACCAGGTTGGCAAAAAGTTTTAAACAATTATGGGTATCAAAGAACTCATGTTGTTTTAGAAAAAAAAATAAAACAAGAGGAGAAAAAATGAGTTTTGGCGGAGGCGGTTCATCAGCAGGAGCAGGTACAGGAACACAAACAGTTCAACCTTACACAGCAGCACAACCAGCATTAAATCAAATTATTTCAGAAGCAGGTCAAATTTACGGATCAGGAGTTGGTGAATATGTAGCTCCAACACAACAAACATTAACAGGTCTTGCTGGACAAGAAACATTAGGAACTGCTGCACAACAACAGTTAGCTTCTACATTAGCTGGTGCTTATGCAAATCCATATTTAAATCCATTAATACAAAGAGCTGCTGGTGATGTTTATACATCAGTTGCACAACAATTTTCAGGAGCTGGAAGAACACCTGGAAGTCCTATGTCTCAACAACAAGTAGCAACACAGGTTGCACAACAAGCTTTACCTTTTGCTTTTCAAGCAGCAGAAGCTGAAAGAGGAAGACAATTACAAGTTGCTAGAGAAACACCATCATTAGTTCAAACAGGACAACAACTTGAACAGTTAACAAGACAAGCTCAATTAGCTCCATTACAAAACTTACAACAGTATGCTGGTATTGTTTCACCTATAGCTTCAGGTTTTCCAACAACAGCAACTCAACAACAATTCACACCCAATCCATTTACAACAGGTTTAGGTGGTGCTGCTATCGGTTATGGTTTAGGCGGTACATCTGGTGCAATACTTGGTGGACTAGGTGGAGTATTAGGAGGATTATTATAATGAAAAAATTACAAAAAATTTATTATGATTTTGATGTCTATATCCAAAAACACCCTTCAAAGTTTTTAATTGGATTATTCATTCTTTTTGTCATAGCAATCATATTATAAGGAGCTAACATGAGTTCAGGTTCAGGTTCTGATTCTGGTTCTAGCAGTTCAGATAGATCAACAGCAGATGTAGAAGCAGGTCTAGCAACAGAATCTATCATGGATTATTCTGTAGCTGAAGGTGGAGCTGGTGGCGACATAGAAGCTTATAATGAAATTATGGAAAGTGCTGCGGCTTCAAGAGAATCTGATGCTGCTGCTTTAACAAGAGAAACTCAAAATTTAAAAGATTACGAAACACAAGCTTATCAAAATGTAAGTGCTGTTGCTGTTCCAACTTTTGAACAAGGCACAGGTAAATTTACAGGTGTTGAAACTAGAGGT